GCCGCAGAATCACTTTGAGTTGCGTCAGGACCCTCAAGTGCTTTAATGAATTTTCTCGCAGAAAAAATTCTAAATTGATCAGTTAATAGGGCTGCCATTTCCTAGGTACTATTGTCCTCTTGTTTATTTATGAAGGTTACGAACGAACCGTTGATAGGTATTCAATGCTCTTGATTCTGTATTGTGCTCCACCATTACCAGAAACTTTCTCTCCACCTAAAATAGCGTATCCAACAACACCAGATCCAGTAGTATCAGATGAATCATTCGTGAATGTTAATGTAGGATGAAGATTATAAGTACCATCAACGGTTTGAGTATAACCATAACCTCCATTAGTAATGTTGATAGATTGAACCTGATCACCCGCTGTAGTCATCACTACAGTTCCTAATGCTCGAATATCACCAGTATTTTCAAATGCTAGTGTAGGTGCTGCAGAATAATTTGTTCCTGCATTTTGAATATAAACATCCACAACAGTACTTCTTTCAGAGAACTGATAAAGATAACCAGATTCACCAACATTAACATTTCCTGTATTAAATGGGATAATATCTTTTAATTGAAGTACTTTAGTTGAAGCATTCCAAGAAACAACTGTTCCTCTGATACCAGATACGTCACCAGTAACAACTTCATTAACACTGAAGTTTTGTCCATTACCATCATTAGCATCTAATGTGATATTAACAATAGCAACATGTTCTTTACCTTCACTAAGACCGCCTGCAGTTGCAATATTTGCATATTTAAACGGAACACTAGCATCTTTAACACTATCACCAACCGCTAATAATGTTGTGTTAGTTCCACCCTGAGTCGCTTCAATACCATAAAGAGAGTTGTAAATACCACCATCAAGATTGATTTGATTATTATAATCTGTTCCAGTATTTACTAGATCTGCTATACCGTCACCTGCGCCAGCATTTTCAGCGATATCTTGGAATGCTCTATCTTGAAGAGTTGCAATAGGCACAGTCAATGTTGTAATTACTGATCCAGACTCAACTATAACAACATGCGGATCATCTGTCGCACCACTACTATTTGCAACCCCCGCATCAAATTGAACTGTAGCATCTTCTGTAGAAGGAATACCACCGTCAATGAATGCCAACTCATCAATTTCAAATGTCAGTAACAATTCTCTTGTGGTTGGATTCCAATCATAAACTTTAGCAATTTTATTATTAGCACTTTCAACTCTACGAATAATTCTATCACCAACATTGAATTTATAAGTTGAAATACCATCGGAGTCATTTTGACCATCATCAAGAATAACTCTTTGATCATAATTAAAGTTTACTCCTCGGGTTAGACCAGCAAACTTTTCACTGGTTTTCGATGTATATGAAATTGTTTCATATCCCAAAATAAACTCACCAGAACCAGGGAAGGATTCTGTATTTTTTACAAAAATTTCTGTATCAGAACTAGTTGCACTCTTTGTAAGACCTGTTAAATAAATGTTCTTTGCATTATTTGCCTGTCTTGCTCTAGTCTTTCTCTTCAGATTAACCAATCTAGTAAATACAACATTTGGTGGAGAGGTATAACCTTCACCCTGTTCAGTCACTGTAATGCCTGTGATTGAACCCTGATCAATCACAGCGACGGCTTTTGCACCAATACCACCTCCACCAGTAAGTAAAACAAATGGCGCTTCTTGATAAAATTCTCCTCCATTATCAATGGTAATAGATGTAACTTTACCCGTTGCATCTACTTTTGCCGAACCTTGAGCATCTTGACCACCACCACCTTCAAAGATAACTGTAGGAGCACTAGCATAATTTCTACCAGAATTTTCAAGTGTTAGACCAGTAACAGTTTGAACTGTAGATGTTCCTGCGGCACCCGAACCTTCTCCACCAAGAATTCTAGCAGTAGTTGGTCCATAGTAATTATCACCATTTTTTGTCATCCTGATATAGGAAACTGCTCCATTGTCATCAAGTACAACTTCTCCAGCAGCACCATCAGGGAAGTCAGAAATAACTTCAGGAACACTATCACCCTCAAAAATAGGTGTGCCATAGAACTTACGCCCGATAGCATAAGGATAGACGGGATTACCGCTACCATCTTCTGTCATAAAATATGCATAAGTTCCATTTGGATACTCTGGTGTTACTCCAAACTTACCATTAAATTCATCAAGTGTTCCAACACTAGAATCGTAAATGTAATCCTGAACCAAATCTCCGAGAATATATCCACTCTGAACTGTTCTCAAACCAAGACCACTAGTTTGATATCCAAAAACATATAAGGTATTAGGTGCTGTTACTGGTACAACGATTTGAATTCTTCTTTGTGATGCTGCGTTAAATCCAGCAATATATGCAGCATAAGTTACTGTAGAACCATCTAATGTATACGTAACTCCTAAGTCATACAAATATGAGGTTGTTCCGATACTATTGGCAGGATGCCATCCACCATCTGTTTCCGAAAAAAGTAAATATTCGCCATCATTAGATGAATGATCTTGATTAAAAATGAAAGTTTTACCTCTACCCAAAGATAAGAAATTGGGTCTAGATCCATCAAATAGAAATTCACCACTAGAAACAGTTACTGTATAAGTCGTTGTGGTTGGAGTATTTACAACAGGTCTTGCGCCAGGAAGTTCTGCTGTGCTTCTTAAACGATGCGAGGAAACTTCTCTAGCAACATTTCCACTAGAGTTATATCCATAAGGACCGTAAATTGGATATCCGTCATAGGACATACCAATAATTTTGGAGTGCCCATCAGTATGACGACTGTAATCTAGGGTTGCTCCAGATCCAAAATAATTTTCAATGTAGTAGTTATTAGTTAAAGTCTCAGCACTAGTATCGGTACTGATAATCATATACCCTTCGTCACCATCCTGACCAGCCATATTTGGATGATTCAGACAATAGTAATAGATCCTATTACTTTCATCAGCATTCATCATGAATATGGGCATATATTCACTTTCGTAATCTGCTGCTGGTGCTGATGACGATCCAGTGCTTGTGTAGTAAAGAGTGCCAGGACTTTCGTTATGAGTACCGTCAGCGGTTGTACTAAATCTAATTGGATGATTGTTGTTAGTAGAATCAGACTGATTAAATTTAATCAGATAATTTCTTTTTACTGTAATATTTTCTGGAGCAAAATAAAATGTTCCTGGTGTAAAATTACCAAATTTTGCAGCATCGGTGCCGAAGTCAATATAATATCCATTGAATGATACTGGTGGTTCTGAAATCGTGAACGTAAATCCAGTAGACCCTAAACACCTATCATTATCAGAAAAAGAAGATCCAGATACTTCTCTCAAATAAATTCTGGTTACAACATTACTACCATTTCTTACGACTTTAGAAATTTCTGCTGTGGCATTTCCACCAATTTCATCGATGGTTCTTCCCACAGTAATTGAACCAAGAGTTTCATCAACATTAGTAACATCAATAACAACATTTGCTTCAACTTTCACATTCCAAGTAAACTGTTTAAATTTACCCCATTCAAATACACTATTCGTAAGTGCAAATTCTTGAATAGATTTACTTGATTGATAATATTGAATATTACTATCAATAATAGTGTCATAAGAAGTATTATTTTTTACATAATCATATTTTACGGAATCTATCGCAAAATTGGTGGGTGCATTTCCTGTAGTACCCCACTCTGGTGTATGTAAAAGACCGCCATTAGAGAGAACACCAATTACTTTATTATTTTGTTCTACTCTTGTGGTGGGATGTGGTACATCTTTACCTCCTCTATAAATGAATGTTTGATCAAAACTTCTGTCTACAAGAGGTCCACCCCCAGGCGCTGCCTCTGTTTGCGTCCAAACTGGTTTAGGATGATTATCTGATTGAATTCTAACCCTATCAGTATCCCCCGAGAAAACACCTGATGTAGGAGAATTTGGATGAGTTTGCCAAATTCTGTTTAAATTGAAAGAATCTATAACTGTTGGAGTTTCTTGTTCTGGAAAAAATTTCAAACGTAATGGATCGTATCCACTCCCTCTCTCAAGAACACGAACATGAATAATTTTTCCAGACTCAGAATCAATTATTGGATATAATAGAGCATCTTGATCTGGTGTCCCACAACCAGTTACAGTCAATCTAGGCGGATCTGCGGGATCATATCCCACACCACCATCTACTACTTGTATAGCACGGACACCAAAAGTTTCATCAAAGATTGGTTTGATGACGGCACCTGATCCAGGAACAGTTCTAGTCATTTATATCAGTTTAATACGTTAATAGTTCCATTCATCAACGAGTGAATGGTGCATTGATAATAAAGAGTATTGGGAGCATCCATCGGAACTGTGAAATACAGTACAGAAGTTCCACTACCAGATTGACCTGCAGTATATGCAGTTCCCGAAAGACCTGCTGTACTTTGAATTCTAAAAGGATGATTAGCACCATTTGCAGTGTTATCAAATGCATATGTCATCCCGCGCATAACATAAAGAGTTGGATCACTAGTAGGAGCAGAAAAACCAGGACCATTAAATGTAAAATGGCTTGATTGATCAGCACCAAGATCCCACCAAGTCATTGGACTACGAGTCACAACCCAACTAGTACCATTCCAATACAATGAATCACCTTGAGCAATACCAGTTGTATTAGTATCAGTTAACGCAGAAAATGTGGTAGTTAATGTACCATCAAAATTAATCGTAAGAGTATCACCACTAACTGCAGTGGCAATATTAGTACCTCCAGCAATCGTCAGAGTATCAGTGACGGAATTTGCCGTTGTAGTTCCAGTATCTCCAGCAACTGAAGCAAAGATATTCTGCTGTCCTGCTCCAGCAGCATCATCAGCAGGAACAAATTTAGTTCCATTCCACTTCAATACTTGATTACTTTGAGGCGCAGCAGTAGTGATATCAACATCAGAAAGATCGTCGATACTTGAATATTCTGTGAGAAGTTTTGCTCTAGTATCACCAACACCACCAGCAGTAATATTAATATTTACATATGGATTATCATCACCATCTACTGTATAGAAATATCCAGGATAAGTTGCAGCAGCAGGAGCACCACCAATATTAGCATACTCATTCTTATAAGAAATTGTAGAACCAATGTCCACATTTCCAGTAGCACCGTCAAAAGTAGCGGTTTGACTTCCAGCAATAATTCTTACATCTCCTGTGCCATTTGGAACGAAATTAATATTACCATTTGAAGAAGAAATGATATTATTTCCCGCAACATCCAATGCAGAGGTTAATGCATTAAAATTAGCAGCAACAAAACTACTACCATTATATTTTAATACCTGCCCCGTAGCGGGATTTGCAAGAGATATATTTAAAGAAGTGTTATTACCTAAAGCGGTATATAATTCATCAAAATTATCATTAATCTTATCACCACCACTTCTTAGTGTATCACCTGTATTATCATTAGCTGTAGTACCAATGTTTAGGGATTGTTTAGCCATTACTCGCTATGATTTTTAGTTATTTATAGGATCTCTGGATCTATTACTTCTTCACCGTATAGACTTAAATCAGGAGCAGTCCAATCATCAGGAACCGTTGTTTCCACATTAATATCAGGATTCTGATATCCAGAACCAGAATTAGTTACTGTAACACCAGCAACACCTATAAGTGCTTTAACACGACCATCGAAACCAGAGATAGAATCAAGTCTAACAGTAGGTCTAGAAGTATATCCAGATCCACCAGATGTTATACTAACTCTTTCGATAAACCCTGTTGTAAGGTTAGCAGATGCATTTGCATTTTGCCCAAAAACAGATCCAAGATAGTCAAATGTAATTAAAGAATTTGAAGATTCAATAACTGCCACTTCACGATCACTTATTTCACCTTCGATATCAATAAAGTCTCCTGCTTCAACTGGTGGTACAACCGTATCCGCGTCAACGTCTGCTTCAGAACCAACATAAGAGAATGCCACAAATGTAGATCCAAATCTAGGAACTTCCGAGAAGATAATTCTAGAACCAACAATTTCAAAACCAACTCCAGGTTCTTGAAGCACACCGTTGATGGAAACAATGATATTATTTTCGGGACGAATACTACTAGATTGAATACCATCAGTAAGAGTAAGTGAATAGAATACTTCATCACGCTTAAGGTTGAAGGATTGGCGTAACGAATCAAACTCAAACGAAATATCATCAAGTTGCCTTAACTTACCAAGATAGAATCCAGTGAAAGATGCTCCAAGATCTGGTGCCTCATTAAATTGAATTTTATCAGAGAATGCTGTGTAAGCAACAGATGCACCAGGTGGTTGAAGGATACCATTGACAAAAATCATCATATGTCCTGCGGGATCAGGAAGATACTGTGTGCCATTATTAATGGTAAGATCAAATGTAGTTTGAGTACCATCAAATCCTTTAAAGTATCTCTTTGTTCTTGCCTTCAGTTCTTTTCTAGTAATGACAGCAGATCTATAACCATTTGGACCCCTGAGTCCATCTCTTCCTGTAAATGAACCATTTACATTTGTAAGATATAACCTCTTATTCAATCCAAAGTCTTCAATGTCTTGAATACGAGCGGAAGCAGCACCACTAATTGTACTAGTAGCATTAACAGTTGCTAATCCAACTTGAACTGTGTTCGTGGGACTATAATCACCAATTTGATCATTGTTATTAATAGTTCCTTGAACAGGGACATAATAGATATAGTTATTATTGAGATCAAGTTCTGTAATAATACCATAAGTATTAGTATCTTGACCACCATTTACAACTTTATAAATGTTATTGCCAACCGTAAAAGAATCTACAGTGGAGTCTACAGTAACAGTTAATCTAATATGTCCAGTGGATGCAATATCATTACCAACACTTAAATCCAAACCAGCATATTTTTCAACATCCAAATATTCTCTAGAAGAATCGGGATAAAGAACTGAAGTTCCCTCAAACATCCCACTAATTGTTGCGGTATCTATAGTGAGAGTACCTCCAGTATTATCAAGAACTGCAGCAGTATTTTGTGTGAACGAAACGGGTTCAGCAGTCTCTGTGCTCGTATAACCTTTAAACGAAATATTTTCAGTAAAGGTGCCTTTCAAATCAATTACATGCAGTCTATTTTCAATCGCGCTAATTTGAGCACTTGTGGAATTGGTTGCACCAACAATAATATCGGTAATCGCCCAGGTTCCACCTGTTACAGCAACATCGAGATATTTATAATTTGCATCTTCATAGAATCCATAAACTGTACCTGTTACTGAATTATCTCCCTGTTTAGATACGTTTTCATTCATTGTAAATGGACCGTCAGTGATGCTTCCATCAATACGGAATCTCTTGTACACTTTAACTACTTTTGCTTCGTTGAGGGTTATTTTCTGAAGTTCTGCAGATGCATCAGTATTTACAGAATATAAGTAATCAGATTGAAGCAATTCGGCAGTAATACCAACAGGAATATTTCGTTCCCCATAAACTTTCGTTAGTGTGGAAGTTACTGAAGAACCTGTTCCTGAAGAAGAATACCCAGTAGAATAATTTGATGTGGGAGTGCTCTGTGCAATAGCAGGTATGGCATTATTTTCTGTGATAGAAGTATAATACTCATCATTTGTCAACTGATTCTGAATTATATCTAAACTACTTCTAACCAATGTCATAGCAGTATTTGCATTATAATTTGCAGATACATTAGAATCATAGAATTTAGCAAATGAAGCAGATGGAGATGGACTTACTAAAGTATCTGAAAGTGCTCTATAGATGTAATCAATTAATCTTTCTATTGCATAAGTTTTAATATTATATTCAGTATTAGTATACAATGTAGTACCCAGTACAGATGTATATGAACCCAATTGTTGGTTTGTTAGTTTAGCGCCCCAAACATAAATGCCATTGTTTGCCACACCTAAATGATCTAAAACTCCGTTAGCACTAAGAATACTGAGTTTGGTGTTGAATGATGTAAATCCAAATCCAAATGTTGCTGTTGCATAAATTCTAAACCAACCTGCTCCAATAGGAGTCATTCCACGAGAAGTTACATTAATACCACTAGTAGAGAATAGAGTGCCGATTGTTCCATCGGTTAAATTTGCACTAAATTGAGCATTTTCAGTACCATTCCCCAAACTTACGGTAAATCGAACTCTATCATATTCGCCCTTCTTAACAAACATAGAAGTGGTGAATGTCTGTGTCGATTGTGCAGAACCAGTATCAAACGTCTCTGTTGTATCGTCAAATGTAATACCAGTAGAATCAAAAGTATCAAAGGATGTTATTGTATAACTTCTTGTAATAAAGTGTTCTCCATTAGTTGCTGTAGTGTTAATTTTTTCAGCAGTTTGTGTATTATCAGGAGATGATGCATTATTAGCAATAACACTACTTAAAGTTGCTGTCCAATTTTGATCAAACTGCTCGGGAAGAGTCCAGAGATTTGTATTATCTACAGATCCCTCAATTAACGAAGTCAACGCTCTGGCAGACTCAATAGTTTTCACATTACTAAAATTATTGTAGTATTCATGTGCTGCTGTAACACCACCAGTTGCAATTGTTGCTGTAGCACCAGAAGGTGCTGTTAAACTATTTCCAGCAGCAAATATAGTTCCAGAAAGATAACCAATTACCATGTAAGATCCAGAAGTGTATAACACTTTTGCTGTAGTACCACCACTGGTTACAGTTTCACCAACAACAAATGTTCCAGAGAACACACTAAAGGTTAGAGTATATGCAGTTTGCGTATCAACTGTATTGGAAGTTAAATAATCATATTGAATATTATTAATCGTTTCATCAATAAATGAATCATAGACCCAAGAATCAGTTCCAAACTGTTCATTAACGAGAGAAGCAATTTCTTGTTTATAATAGTTTTTATTGTAAACAATATTTTTGACTGCGCTCTTTGCTTCAGTGTCACCTGGGAATAATGTAGCAAGACCAAAATCAACAAGATCTCTGAATCTATACCAAACCTCGTCAATATCACTAGGAGACTCAGAATCTCTATACGCAGAGTCATTAGTATGTTGAGCCGCATATTGATTACCACTAACACTAGCGCCAGCATCGTATAAAAGATTCTTAATTGCCTTTTCACCAAGTGTTTTCAGTGATTCATGTGCATGGAAGAATGCATATAGTTCATCATCAACAGTGGTAATTCTAACATTAGAATTTAAGAATTTCTCCATCTGAGTAATAACACTATTATTACCACCTGTTTGAAGATCGGAAATAGATGCAATTATAAAATCTTCCAGATACTGCTTATAATCATTACGAACATAAGACAATGCACTAAAACTGCCATTAGAAATATTATATCTAAGTTCTTCTCCGAGCAATCCACGAGCAGTTGAATCATTTCTTCCAGCGATTTCTTCGGCAATATACTCTCTATTAAAATATAGTCTATCTCCACCAATATTGAAATCTTCATTGGTTGGAGCAATGATGTCATTAATAGTTGTAATTAGAGCATCAATTGCAGATTTAACATTTGCACAACCACCAGCATCATTAGTAATGCCCCAATCACCAGTAATAACATTATCAGTATTATCATACGTCAAATCACCAGTGATTGCTTGTTTCATATAAACTGCAAGTCTATCGTGGGCAAAAACAGATTGCCAGACTTGAAGTCTGATATACTGAAGTTCATTTTTATTATCAACATAGAACTTTGCAGCTCTCACTGTATTTTTATTGCCACCAAATTCAATATCCTTTGCAATGGCATTAACAATCAATGACATATCAGTTTTACATCTTAAAGTACCAGAAGTACCTCCACCAACATTTCTTGGCATATCAGTTGCCAAATCGGGATACCTCTGCAACATATCATATGCTGCCTTATCAACAATTACTGAATTATTTGAACGGATTAAATTTGCAGCATCACGGAATCTATCCTGTGAAGATGCATCAAGACGATGAGTGTAGAGAATATTGGTTGCGGTATCATTATTTGAGATAATCAATTCTAATTCATCAAATGCATCGACCGTTCCACCCTGATATTCTCTTGCAGGTTGAACCTTAGTGATGGTTGCAAGGTGATCTACAGGAGTGCTAAGGTCTGCTTGCTCTAAAGTATCTGTAAGGATATCCAACAGATTGCTGATGGTAGAATAGACATCGGCACAATCACCCGTAGTATAATTCAGAACCTTAACAGCATTTGCAGTAGCACTTACAAATGTGTGAACATAACGCTGACCAACAGGAGAAGCACCAACATTTACAGTAATAGTGGTGCTGGTTCTTGCCTTGACTGCAAGGACTTTATCATATGCAGTTGTATTACCCTTATCAGGATAAGCAATTTCTCGATCATTGTTATCATCTGCACAAG